TAGGAGAAGCTACAGCTGATAACTCAATAGTATTAGGGGGTAATAATGGTTCTGATGCTTTAGGCGAAAGGCAGTCTATACAGTTGCTTTATGGTATTCAAACAACTGATGGCGTTAATACTGTTAGCTTTTTAAATAATACAACAGATAGTCTATTTGCTATTCCTGAAAATACTATAATGTACTTTCACGCAGACGTTGTAGCTGTTAGAGTTGGTGGTACTGCTTCAACAGGTGGTGGTGCAGTTGGTGATTATGCAAGTTTTGTAGAAAGGGGAGTTATTATAAACGAATCAGGAACATTAACTATTAATAGAGAAAGAGATTCAATTAAAAGTAGTGGTTATACTTCAAATTGGCAACCAACAGCAATAGTAAGTGGAACTAGCTTTGCTATGAGAGTAAGAGGAGATGCAGATACGATAGTAGAATGGTGCAGCAATATTACATTCACACAAATTAAAACAGGAGTGGCACTTTAAAAAATAAAATTATGGCAGAAAAAATAGTAATAGAAGCAGAAGTAAAATCTAATATAGGAGAAGTTAGTGAAGAAACTAAAAATGCAGCAGCTGAATTTAAGATTATGGGAGTTTCTTTAAATGGTGTTAAAGCAGGATTTGCTTCAGCAGCAGTAACTGCAAAAGGAATGTTTGGTACTATAAAAGCAGGATTAATAAGTACAGGGCTAGGTGCTTTTGTTGTTGTTTTAGGTTCTTTAGTAACATTTTTTACTAAGACTAAAAGAGGAGCAGAATTATTAGAAGTAGCTTTTGCAGGTATAGGAGCAGCAATTAATGTAGTAACTGACCGAGTATCTAAATTAGGTGGTGCTATTGTTAAGTTATTTAGTGGAGATGCTAAAGGTGCGTTACAAAATATAAAAGCATTATTTACTGGAATAGGTACTGAAATTAAAGATGATACTAAACAAGCTATTGCACTTAAACAAGCATTTATAGCATTAAGAGATAGTGAAAGGGATTTAAATGTAGAAACTGCACAAAGGAGAGCAGAAATAGAAGCTCTTAAATTAATAGCTGAAGATGTTAGTAAAAGTGAAACTGAAAGATTAGCAGCAGCAAAGGAAGCGTTTAAAATAGAAAATGACTTGCTTGATAAGAGAGTATCTAATGCTGAAGAATCTTTAAGACTACAACAGGAAGAAATGTCTCTTAGTGAAAATATGCAAGAAGATTTAGATAAAGAAGCAGAGTTATTAATAAATCTAGCTAACATAAGGGCAGAAAGTACAACTAAACAAATTGAACTAAATAATAAAATAAATGCTATTGAAGCTCAAGTTGCTGCTGACAGAGAAACAAGAAATCAAGATAGGCTAGATGAAATAGCAGAAGAAAAGAAAGCTCGTCAGGATTTGTATGATATGCAAATTGCTCAAGCTGATGCTTTATTTTTACAATTTGAGGGATTTGCAAGAGATGAAAAAACAATGGCAAAAGATTTAGAAAATTTTAAATTAGCAACTATAAAAAAGGGTTTTGGAGCAGCAGCAGTTTTAGCAGGAGAAAATGTTGTTTTATCTAAAGGAGTTGCTGCTGCACAAGTTATATTTAACACTCAACAAGGTATAATGGCAGCAATGGGAGCAACATCTGTAGCTGACAAGTTATTGCCTTACCCTGTAAGACTTGCTAATGCAATTGCAACAGGAGTTATGGGGGCAGGGGCTTTAGCAACTATAATGTCAACAAGCCCAACAGGAGGAGTTAATAATCCAACACCTAGTTCTGGAGGTGGGGGTGGAGGAACACCTGCACCACAAATGATGTCAGGAGCTTTTGAATTATCAGGAGGAGTAGCACCAGATCCTGTTCAAGCCTTTGTAGTTACAGACGAAATGACAAACAGTCAAAACCAATTAGCAAATATAAGACGTAGAGCAACAATCTAAATATCAAATAAACTAACTAAAAATCTATTATATACTATGCCTTGCGAAAAATGTGAAAACGGAAAATATAAATGGGGAAAGACAGGAAGCTGTACTTACGACACAGTTGCTGAATGCGAAGCAGCAAATAAAGACTACTATGAAGATATGAAAGAAACTAAAATAGTAGAATTAATAATTGCAGACGATAGTCAAGAATTAGCAATAGACGCAATCAGTCTAGTAACAAGTCCTGCAATAGAGCAAGACTTTGTATTTTTTGGTAAAGAAAAGAACAACTTGACATTTGCTAAAGTAGATGAAGAAAAAAGAATGCTGGTTAGTCCTGCTTTAATTCCTAACAAGCAAATATTTAGACACGACCCAAACACAGATTCAGATTACTATGTTTACTTTTCTAAAGAAACAGTACGTAAGGCTGCTGAACTATACTTAAAGCATAACAATCACCACAAGGCTACGTACCAACATCAAGACAGAGTATCAGGCGTTCTAACTGTAGAAAGTTGGATTAAGGAAGGAGATATGGATAAGTCAAAGTTATACGGATACGACTTACCTGACGGAACTTGGTTCGTTAAAATGCGTATAGACAATGATGAACTTTGGAACAAGATAAAAGAAGGAGAACTAAAAGGTTTATCAATCGAAGGCTACTTTACAGATAGAATGGAAGCTATGTCAGAAAAGCAACCAACTAATGAAGAAATACTAAAAGCACTAAACGAAATAATCACAAAATCAAACAAGTAACAAATCTTTCTATTATATAATACAACTTAAATTAAAACTATGGATATTAAAGAACAAATTTTAGTAGCACTTGGCTTAGACAAAGGCGAAGAAGTAGTAATGGCATATCAAGCTAAATCAGAAGACGGAACTATTTTTGTTTCAACAGCAGATGAATTAGCGGTAGGCGTAGATATATCAGTACTTACTGAAGATGGTACGACAATCTTACTTCCAATCGGAACGTACAAGACTGATACAGGAGTTACTTTCAGAGTAGATGAAGAAGGTATCGTTGCTGAAGTTATGGAAACTGAAACTGAAGAAGAAGTTGAAGCTGGTTATGATGACGAAAAAGAAGAAATGGCAGATGCAGTTGAATTTGCATTTCCAGAAACAGATGCAGAGAAAGCAGATTGGGCTAAGTCTTATGAAGAAATGAAAGACAAAGTAGATAACTTAATTGATGCAGTAGCTGACCTTAAAAGAGATAAAGACGGAGGTGATGATGAAGTTGAAGAAATGTCTGAAGAAGTTGTTGAGCCTTCTACTAATCCAAAATCTATTAAGACTACAGAAGTAGTTGAGTTCTCAGCAGAAGACGAATTAAAGAAGTTAAAAGCTGAAAATGAAAAATTAAAGACTGAGTTAGCAGAAGCACCTGCATCAGCACCTTTAGACACAAATAAATTCAGTTCAGAAGCTACAAAAGTTTCTTTATCTAAAAGAGAAATATCAAAAATGACAAAAAGGGAACAATACCTTTATAACTTATATAATAACTAAAAACAAAAAAAACAATGGCTTTAGCAGTAACATCAAATTATGCAGGGAAGGCAGCTGGTTTCTACATCAGTCAAGCACTTCGTTCAGCAAACTCTATGGAGTTTCTAACAATGATAGAAAATATCAAATTTAAAAGTAACATACAAAAAATGTCGGCTGCTGCAATGGTTCAGGACGCAACGTGCGATGTGAACTTAGCAGGAACACTTACAATGACTGAGGCAGTTCTTGAGCCTAAGAACTTAATGGTTCAGAGTGATTTATGTAAGCAAACTTTACTTTCTTCTTGGGAAGCGTTACAAATGAGAGCAGGGGCAGGAGCACCACCACCTGCATCTTTTTCTGACTATGTAATTTCTTACATTGGAGAAACTATTGCTGATGCAACAGAAAACTCTATATGGGTAGGTAATAACGCAACAGCAGGAGAATTTACAGGATTTGTAACAGGAGGAGCAGTTGGTAGATTAGTACAAGCAGGAAATACAGTAGTTGATGTAGCTAATGTAGGAGGTGCAGGAAGTGCTTTCGAAGCAACTAACATTATTGAAAACTTACAAAACTGTACAGCTTCTATCCCTACAGCAGTTTACACAAAAGAAGACTTACATATCTATATGAGTCCTAAGTCTTACAGATTATACATTTCAGCTATCTCTACTTTAGGATATGTGAATGCTTACTCTATGAATGGAGACTATGATGCAGTATTTGAAGGAATTAAAATTGCAGTTTGTAACGGAATGTCTAATGATGTTTTAGTGGCGGCAGAAAGAAGTAATTTATTCTTTGGAACAGATCTTTTAAGCGACCAAACTAGTAGAATCGACCTTTTAGATATGGCTACTTTAGATGGTTCAGATAATATTCGTTTACTAGCACGTTACAGTGGAGGTGTTCAAGTAGGTATTGGAGCTGACGTTGTTCTTGTATCGTAATTAAATAAATAATACGGAAGTGAGGGGGTAAAACCCTTCACTCCCTTAACCTAATAAAACAAAAAATATGGCTTGTACAGCACTAACAAAAGGTAGGGGACTTGACTGTAACAGAATTAGTGGAGGAATAAAATTTGTGTACTTTTCAGTATATGACCAAATTGATTCATTTGCATACGACTCTACTCACCCTTTAGAAATAGATACAATAGATTTCGGAGGAAATGCAATTTATAGATATACTATGCCATTAGGCGTAGCTAGTTTAACAGATACAATAGTAGGTAGTCGTGAAAACGGAACTGTTTATTTTACACCTTCTTT